TACAGTTATCTACCAATTCAGCTGCAAAACCAACCTCAAGTGCCTGGACTGTAGTATCTGACGAAAGAGTAAAAACTAATATACGACCTTACGAAACAGGGCTTCAAGAGTTATTACAAATAGAGCCCAAAGTTTTTGACTATAATGGTAAAGCAGGATTTGATGCTAAAATTAAAAATAATATTGGCATTATAGCGCAAGAAGTTAAAGACATAATCCCAGAAACGGTTAAAACATACGAAGCTAAGCTAAATGAAAATGACGAAGAAAATACAGAATTGTATAATTTTGATGGCCATGCGTTAACTTTTGCCTTAATAAACTCTGTAAAAGAACTAAGTGCTAAAATAGAAAGCTTAGAAACAAAAATACAAACTTTAGAAAACCAATAAAATAAGTAATTAATAAATATAAACTAAACAAAAATGGCAAATACATATTCTTGGACAATTAATGCTTTAGACACATATCCTACTCAGGATTCTTTAGCAGATGTTGTTTACAATATTCATTGGGGATTAACAGCTGAGTCGGATCAAACAGACGCTGAAGGTAATGTTTATACAGCAAGCTCTATCGGCACACAAACTGTTGCCGCGGCTGACGCTGATAATTATACAGCTTTTGAAGATCTTACACAAGATGTTGTAGAAGCGTGGCTAGAAGCAAGCGATTTAGATGTTGAGGCAATTAAAGGAGGCCTTGACGCACAAATCGAAGAAAAAATTACACCTACAAGTGTAACAAAGCAGTTACCAACTGCATAATTATTATTAACAATTAAATACAATTAAATTATGTCTAACGACGCAAAACTAACCGAAGAGCAGTTGCAAAAACTACAAGGATTTGTACAGGCTCTAAACCAAGCACAAATGCAATTAGGACAACTAGAAGTTGAAAAACATGGCCTATTGCACCAAACCGCAGAAACACAATCACAATTACAAGCGTTCCAAAAAGAGCTTGAAGATGAATACGGCAAGGTATCTGTAAATATTCAAGACGGAACTTATGTAGCAATCCCAGAAGAAGATGAAGCTAATAAGAAAAATTAGTATTGGGAAAGACTATAAAAATGAAGCTATGCATTACTCCGTAGGCCAAGAGGTTTACGGGGGGCATACTATTTGCGATATAGTTGAGGAAGATAAAAAATATAGTATTTATATTAAAAAAAATGACGAGGTATTGCCTTGGAAAGATTTTAATAAAAATATGGCAGTAGCGGTTGAATATAACTTAGAGTATTAATGCGCAGTTTATTTCATTTTATAGTACAGCCAAAAAATGGCCGTAATAATAATAAAATAAATATTAATGATAAAGAGTTAATTGTTAATACAGAACTTCAAAACCATGAGTATGTAAACCGTTTAGGGGTTGTTATAAATACACCTAAAAACGAAAAAACAGATATTAAAAAAGGAGATGAAGCTATTTTACATCATAATGTATTTAGAAGATTTTATGATGTTCGCGGAAAAGAAAAAAACAGCAAAAGCTATTTTAACGAAAAAACATATTTTGTAGATAGTACCCAAATATTTTTATATAAAAGAAATAAAAAATGGTACGCTCCTAAAAATTATTGTTTTATTAAGCCTATTAAATCAAATAATATTTTTAGTTCTAATAAAGAAAAACCTTTAATGGGTATTATAAAATACTCAAATAAAATGTTAATTAAAAACGGCATTAAAGAAGGTTCTTTAGTGGGCTTTACGCCTAGAAGCGAGTATGAATTTTTGATTGAAGGTGAAAGATTATATAGAATAACAACAGATTCAATTGCAATTAAATATGAATACGAAGGAAACGAAGAGGAATATAATCCGAGCTGGGGAAAAAGCAGTTAAAGAACTTATAAAAGTTGCAGAAGAAAAAATCATTACAAATACAGAAGATGATGTTTCTGCCGATAGACTTAAAAACGCGGCTGCTACAAAAAAGCTTGCAATCTTTGATGCGTTTGAAATTCTTACTAGAATTGAAGTAGAGAAGGCGTTATTAGAAAACAAACCTCTAGTTGAAGAAAAAAAAGCGTTTAAAGGATTTGCTGAAAAAAGAAGTAAGTAATGTATCAGCAAACATTATATAAGGTTATAGAGCCTATTAAAATAAACAAGCTAAAGCGATTTAACAAAGCTAAGCGATGGAAGTACGGTTATGACAAAGAAGAAGATATTGTTGTTATAAGTAAAACCGGCCAAATTGGAGATGTGTATAGCATACAAAATTTAAAAATAGCATTACCTCCACCACCAAACAAATTAGATAAGAGCAGTAATAAATGGATCAAAGCGGAATATCCTAAAGAGCTTAATAAAATAAAAACTATATTTGATTGGAAAAATTACCCGCACGAATTTCAAGAAAAATGGGAACCATATATAGATGAAGAGTTTAAAAGACGGGAAGAGGGTTATTGGTTTTATAATAAAAATAAACCTACTTATATTACTGGTACTCACTACATGTACTTGCAGTGGAGTAAGATTGATGTTGGGGCAGCAGACTTTAGGGAGTCAAATAGATTATTCTACATTTTCTGGGAAGCCTGTAAAGCAGACACAAGATCCTACGGTATGTGCTATCTTAAGAACAGACGATCAGGATTTTCATTCATGGCATCGGGCGAAACTGTTAACTTGGCAACAATCAGTTCAGATTCAAGATTCGGTATCTTATCAAAATCGGGGAGTGATGCTAAAAAAATGTTTACCGACAAAGTAGTACCAATATCAATTAACTACCCTTTCTTTTTTAAACCGATACAAGACGGTATGGATCGTCCAAAAACAGAGCTAGCTTACAGAGTGCCAGCTTCAAAGCTAACACGTAAATCAATACAATCTGAGCAGCGAAGAGAAGAGCTTGAAGGACTTGATACAACTATAGACTGGAAAAATACAGGTGATAACAGTTATGACGGTGAAAAACTAAAGCTGTTAGTGCATGATGAAAGCGGAAAATGGGAAAGACCTGACAACATATTAAATAACTGGAGAGTTACAAAAACCACATTAAGGCTAGGTAGTAGAGTTATCGGTAAATGTATGATGGGCTCAACAAGTAATGCACTAGACAAAGGCGGTGAAAATTTTAAAAAATTATATGATGGATCAGACGTCACAAAGCGAAACCGCAATGGTCAGACTAAGTCAGGATTATATTCTTTGTTCATACCTATGGAATGGAATTACGAAGGATTCATTGATTCTTATGGACACCCTGTCTTTAATACGCCAACAGAACCTACCGAGGGGCCACACGGAGACATTATAGACGTCGGTGTAATTGAACACTGGGATAATGAGGTTGACGGATTAAAAGGCGACCAGGATAGCCTAAACGAATATTACAGACAGTTCCCGCGCACAGAGGAACATGCGTTTCGCGACGAAGCAAAAAACAGTATATTTAATCTTGCAAGGATATATGAGCAAATTGATTATAATGAAGAAGTCGCAACTAATGTAGTAACTAAAGGAAATTTTCAATGGGAGCGTGGCATTAAAGACTCTAAAGTTATTTTTTTACCGGATAATAATGGTAGATTTAATATAAGCTGGGTACCGCCAATAGCTTTGCAAAATAGGTGCATAATAAAAAACGGAGTGCGCTATCCAGGTAATGAGCATATGGGCGCATTTGGGTGTGATAGTTACGATATATCAGGAACAACTGATGGGCAAGGTTCTAAAGGTGCTTTACACGGATTAACAAAGTTTAGTATGGAAGAGGCACCGGCTAATACATTTTTTTTAGAATATGTTGCCCGACCGCAAACAGCAGAAACATTTTTTGAAGACGTTTTAATGTCATTAGTGTTTTATGGGATGCCATTACTTGCTGAAAATAATAAGCCTAGATTACTATATTATTTAAAAAGAAGAGGTTATAGAGGTTACTCAATGAATAGGCCTGATAAAGTTTGGAATAAACTATCTATATCAGAAAAAGAAGTAGGAGGTATACCAAACTCATCCGAAGATATAAAGCAAGCTCACGCGGCGGCAATTGAAACTTATATTCAATCTTATGTAGGTAATAATCAAAATGGTATAAGCAATAATATATATTTTAACAGAACTTTGAATGATTGGGCAAAGTTTGATATAAATAAACGAACAAAGTTTGATGCGGCAATAAGCTCAGGTTTAGCAATAATGGCATGCAACAGACATTTGTATTCCCCAGTTGGAAAGAAAAACAAGGCTAAACTTAATTTAAGTTTTGCAAAATATAAAAACAGCGGTTTAAGATCGCAAATAATAGATTAATATGGCTGAGTCAGTTGTAAAAAGTTATTTTCCAAGTCAAGTCGCAAGCGATTTAGAAAAAATAAGCCCTGAGTATGGGCTTAAGGTCGCTAAAGCTATTGAGCATGAATGGTTTAAAAGAGACTCGGGCACTACTCGTTTTTATAATAACCAAAATCAATATCATAAATTAAGATTATATGCTAGAGGCGAGCAGCCTGTACAAAAATATAAAGATGAGTTATCAATAAACGGTGATTTATCATATCTTAATTTAGATTGGAAACCTGTACCTATCATACCTAAGTTTGTAGATATTGTTGTTAATGGAATAGCAGAAAGAACTTATGATATAAAAGCTTATTCACAGGATCCTTACGGCGTAGAAAAAAGAACAAAATATATGGAGTCAATTTTGCGAGATATGAAAACGCAAGATTTAAATACTTTTGTTCAAGAAAAGTTTGATATAAACTTATTTGAAAACGACCCGTCCACTTTGCCAACATCGGAAGAAGAGCTATCTGTGCATATGCAGCTAACATATAAACAATCTATTGAACTTGCGGAAGAGCAAGCAATTAACACAGTTCTAGAGCAAAATAAATACGAATTAATTAAAAAACAGTTTTATTATGATTTAGCTGTTTTAGGTATTGGCGCAACAAAGACTACGTTTAATACAGCTGAAGGCGTTAAAATTGAATACGTTGACCCTGCAGATATTGTTTATTCATATACTGACTCGCCTTATTTTGATGACATATATTATATAGGTGAAATTAAAACAATACCTATTAATGAATTAAAAAGACAATTTCCTAATCTTACTAATGAAGACTTAGAAGAAATTACAAAGCAAGGTGTGCAAAATACGGATTTTTATCATCGTACATTAAATGAAACAAATAATGTAGATGCTAACTCAGTGCAGATTTTGTATTTTAATTATAAGACTTATATGAACGAAGTCTACAAAATTAAAAGCACTGCTACAGGAGCTGAGAAAGCTTTATTAAAAAATGATCAATTTAATCCACCTAAAGACGATAGAACTAGGTTTGAAAAAGTATCAAGGTCATTAGAAGTATTATATGAGGGTGCTTTAATATTAGGTACTAATAAACTTCTTAAATGGGAAATGGCACAAAATATGATGCGTCCTAAAAGCGATGTTACTAAAGTTAAAATGAATTACGCTTTAGTAGCACCTAGAATGTATAAAGGAAAAGTTGAATCATTAGTAGGCCGTATTACTGGATTTGCTGATATGATTCAATTAACGCATTTAAAGCTACAGCAAGTAATGTCTCGTATGGTGCCAGATGGAGTATATCTTGACGCCGATGGTATTGCGGAAATAGATTTAGGCAACGGAACTAATTACAATCCACAAGAAGCACTAAATATGTTTTTTCAAACAGGATCTGTTATTGGTCGATCGTTTACATCGGAAGGTGATATGAACCCCGGTAAAGTGCCTATACAAGAAATCACAAGCGGTAGCGGTGGAAATAAATTAGGTGTATTAATTAATACATATAATTATTACTTGCAAATGATTCGTGATGTGACCGGATTAAATGAAGCAAGAGATGGTAGCATGCCTGACAAAAATGCTTTAGTAGGTGTACAAAAATTAGCGGCTGCAAATTCAAACACTGCAACAAGGCATATATTACAAAGCGGATTATTTTTAACCGCTGAAACCGCCGAGGCTATTTCGATGCGTATCTCTGATATACTCGAGTACTCGCCAACAGCGGAAGCATTTATACAAAGTATTGGCGCTCATAATGTAGCGACACTAAGTGAAGTTTCGCAATTACACTTGCGTGATTTTGGAATATTTTTAGAATTAACCCCTGACGAAGAAGAAAAGCAGTTGCTTGAAAACAATATTCAGACGGCGTTATCAGCAGGGCTTATAGATTTAGACGATGCTATCGATATTAGAGAAATACGTAATATTAAGTTAGCAAATCAGCTTTTAAAAATAAGACGCCAAAAGAAGCAAGAACGCGACCAGCAAATCCAACAGCAAAATATCCAAGCGCAAGCGCAGGCGAATGCACAAGCACAGCAAGTTGCGGCACAGGCTGAAGTACAGAAAAGCCAGGCGCTAACAGCACAAAAAGCGGAGCTTGAACAAATTAAAGCTCAAATAGATAGTAATAAGCTAATGCAAGAAGCGCAGCTTAAAAAAGAATTAATGCAGCTAGAGTTCGAAATGAATATGCAACTTAAAGGAATTGAAGTTGACGGACAAAAACAAGCAATTAAAGAAAAGGAAGATCGCAAAGATGATCGTACTAAATTACAAGCAACTCAACAAAGCGAGTTAATTAATCAAAGAAAAAATAATTTACCGCCTAAAGTATTCGAATCCTCGGGTAATGATATACTTAGCGGTGATTTTGACTTAGGTTCCTTTGAACCCAAGTAATTTATAGTGTATATAATTATATAATATTTTATCATGGAAAACCAAGAAGAACAAAATATTGCTCAGGAACAAGAAAATGTTTCTCAAGAGCAAACAGCTGATCCAATAGTAGAGGCTAAAATAGTTGAGCCCACAATAGAAGAGGATCCAAATGTAGTAAAAGTTGATTTAAGAAAAATAAACGAAGATGCCGTTCAAGAACAAAGCACAGATGCAGGCGATGATACTGTCGAACAACCCGAAAACGCGGAAAGTAGCGAAGAAGTGGTTGAAGAAGTACGGGAGTCCGAACAAAGCGATGAGCCCTCTGCAAATGATGGGGCTGAAGAAACGGTATTAGAAGAAATTACAGAAGAAGAAATTGTAGAAGAAGCGCAAGAATTAGCTGAAAATGTTGAAGAGGCTATTCAAGAGCAACAAGATTCTGGCATTGAACTTCCTGAAAATATTCAAAAAGTTGTGGACTTCATGAACGAAACCGGAGGCACACTTGAAGATTATGTAGCATTAAATAGAGACTACGCAAATGTGGACGACATGGCACTGCTACGCGACTATTACCAAAAAAACAAACCGCATTTAACCGCGGATGAAATTGATTTTTTAATTGAAGATAATTTTTCATACGACGAAACTCTTGATGAAGAGCGGGATATTAAGCGTAAAAAATTAAATTTTAAAGAAGAGGTTGCACAAGCAAGGCAATCTTTAGAAGGATTAAAAAATGAATATTATAAAGAAATTAAAGCGGGCTCTAGATTAAACCCTGAGCAACAAAAAGCTGTAGAGTTTTTTAACCGCTATAATAAAGAGAATGAAGAAATCACAAAAGTTTCTGATCAACAAAAATCTATATTTCAAAAGAAGACTAATGAAGTTTTCTCTGACTCATTCAAAGGTTTTGAATATAATGTTGGTGATAAAAAATATAGATTTAATGTAAAGCAGCCAAATGAAGTTAAAAATACTCAGTCTGATATTAATAA